AATTGGAGGAATTTGACATGAAGGAATTTATCGCAGGACTGGTACTGACACTGGTCAAGAAGAGTAAGTAAAAATTCTGTTTGCGGGAGGCTTGGCGTAATGCTGAGCCTCTTTTTTTAGAGCAAGATCGGAGGAAAATCATGCAAAAATTACACTCTATTGCAGCTATTTTAAACGCTGTAATGCCGTCAGATCTCAAATCATATCTGGTGCAGAAAATGGAAAACATCGAAAAGACCTACCACTGTGACATGGGTGATAGCCTTTCTGTGATTCTCTTAGAAAAACAGGAGAAATCCTATCTGCTCGACAAAGGTTTGGAATTCTATGAGATCCTTTCCTTTTCCCATGCTGACTGGATCCACACTGTCTGGGCATCTTCGGACGGATACAGCGAGGATATCTACATCCCATTTTCCACAGAAACACAGGGACTTGTGGAAAGAAGGTGCTGCTGATGTTTTCGGGAAACCGATATCTGACCAAAAGAATCCATGAGGAACTGCCGCTTTTTCTGCAATTATTTCTCTGGAACTGCCTGTTCCAAAGGATTATCTGCAAATATTTCGACTTTCCGGAGCAGGCAGCCAGCAAATTATTCTGCATAGTCAGGAAGTACCGCCTTATGAAAAACGCTATCAGTTTGACGTGCCGTTTTCGCCGGTCACAGCGAAAATCTATGTGATTGCAGAATATGATGCAAACCAAAAGCCCTATGCCACCATGCTGTTTGCAGAAGAATACTAAGTGCTTTTCTTCCCTTTTCAAGAAAAGCCCGAAGAACATTCCGTTATACTTTTCAAAGGAGGCGGTTTTATGCCATATACCGGTCATGTGCGAAAGCGGACGACCAAATCCGGGATCACAACCTATCAGGTCATCGTGGAAGAAGAATCCTCTTTTGCCAACGGAAAACGCAAACGCTATTACAAGACCATTCAGGGCAGGAAAAAACAAGCAGAAAAAGTCATGCGGGATATGATCCATGAACTGGAAACCAGAACTTTTGTCAAAGACAATCGGATCACGGTTCGGGATTTCATGCACCAATGGCTGGAGATCTATGTGAAAAATCAGCTTTCCCCTACCACTGTACAGCACTATATCGATCAGACGGAAAAGTACATCATTTCACAGTTTGGAGATACCTGTTTGCAGCAACTGAAAAACATTGACATTCAGAAATGGATCTTTTCCCTGCAAAAGGCATCTCCCAGAACCGGAAAGCCGCTTTCGCCCAAGACGATCAAAAACATCTTGTTGAATCTCTCGGCGACAATGAAAAAGGCAGTCATGCTGGAACTGATTCCAAAGAATCCCTGTGACGATCTCACGCTGCCCAAGCTGGAACATTACCAACCGGAAGTGTACAGCATGGAAGAAGTGGAGACTCTGCTGCAATGTGCCAGAAACACTGCCCTTTATCTGCCGCTGATGATCGAGATTTGTTTGGGCCTGCGGCGTGGAGAACTGCTCGCACTGCGGTGGCATCATGTGGATTTTCAAACCTGCTGTCTTACTGTCGAAAAAAATCTGGTAACTGTCAACAATCAAACGATCACCAAAGCCCCGAAAACACAAAGCGGCAGACGGGAGATTCAGATTCCCGGAACGCTGCTGCGGCTGTTGAAAAACATCAAAGCAGAACGCCACGCCGGACAAAATGATTACATCGTCTGCCAGGAGGACGGCTCTCCCTACAAAAGCGATTCCTTTTCCATGAAGTTTCGGCGATTTCTGAAAGCCAACGATCTGAAGCACATTCGGTTTCATGACCTTCGGCATATCAATGCCACGATCATGCTTTCGCTTGGCATCTCTCCCAAGGTCGCACAGGAGCGGCTGGGACATTCCAGCTATCAGATCACCATGGACATTTACAGTCATGTGCTGAAAAAAGTCGAGCAGGAAGCCGCCGACAAGCTGGATGCTGCTCTGTTTGAACAGAACCCTGCATAAGAAAAATACCTGGAATTCCAACAACAGGATTCCAGGTATTTTTTTCGGAAATGGAAGAAGATTTTATAGAGAGTTTGGGGAAGGGTATCACTTTTTTCACTGGTTGGGGTGGTGAGGAAAGAGATGTTTCCTTTTACAACCATCTTCAATTTTCAGAAAAGGCAGCACTCTAACCTTCAATTTTAATGTCAAAGTCCCACTCCGCCAACAAAATTAAAAATGCTGCAGGCATCCGGAACTTTTTAGACGTTTTCAGCCCCGTCCTATCAAAAATGGGCATTCTGCCATTTCATGCCGACGGATTCGCCGACGAGTGCGAGCCATTGCCGACCTGGTAGTTTTCAAGTCAACAAAAAATGAGCCGAGAAAACTCGACTCACAAGACCTGACAAAAAACAAGAAATAGGATATAATAAAAAAGAACATTCAGGCAAATGAGTAATCATTTCTTCCGTTCCGATTACTTCCACTTGCTTGAATGTTCTTTTCGTTTTGGAAACGCACGTCACAAATGATACAATGCACACCCGAAAAGCAAAGGGAGTGCGTTCTGCACCCCACTCCCCTCAAATTTTCTGCACCAACTCCGTCCCATCTTTCAAAACAAACACGATTTTTCCATCTCGATGCACCACTGCTTTTTCTACAGCAGCCAGCCACAATTGTGTATCAAATTCCGGCAGCATCCCATCTTGTCCGTTCAATGCTCTTTGAAAGCCCTGAATCTGTTCTCGTTTTGCCAACCGCTCTGCTCGCTGTTCCTGCAGGGCGGTTTCTTGTTTCTGCAGCGGTTCGTATTGTCCCACCAGTGCCTGATACCGTTCCTCATACTTTTCCTGATCCTGCACGATTTCACTGTTCTCCCGAACATATCCCTGTACCTGTTCCGAAATTTGCATTTTCTGCATTTCCAGTTCCTGTAATTGATACTCCAAATCCGTACAGTCCGTGAGCAATTCCAGCATCACCTGACAGTTTTCCAGAATCGCTTTCCGCTTTTGCAGCAATTCCTGAACGGCTGCCTGAAACCGCTGCTGTATGACGCTCTCCTGCAAATGGGGTGTCTGGCATTTGCACACCCCTTGGAATTTATGATTGCACTGCCAGATCACTTGCCGATATTTGCTGTTGGAATGCCAGACCTTTGCCCCGAAGAAATTTCCGCAGTCGCCGCAGACAAGCCGTGCAGCAAATACGCTTTTCCCATTGTACTGCCGCCGTAGGTTTTGCCTCCGCAGCAATTCTGCCTGCACCAGTTCAAACTCCTCCGGCACTATGATGGCAAGGTGACTTTCCTCAATGTAGTATTGGGGCACTTCACCCTCATTCACCTTAGATTTTTTCGTGAGGAAATCCACCGTAAATCTCTTTTGCAATAGAGCAGAGCCCTTGTATTTTTCATTGGTCAGGATGCTTTTCACTGTGCTGGAACACCATTGTTCCTTTCCGGCAGGTGTCGGAACGCCCTGTTCTGTCAATGTTCTTGCAATGCCGGTCGGCGTTTTCCCATCCATAAACCAACGATAGATGTTCCGAACAATCTCTGCCTCCTCCGGCACAATTTCCGGCAAGCCATCTGCTCCTTTTCGATAGCCCAGAAAATGCTTGTACGGCAGGCTGACCTTGCCGTCCGCCATTCGCTTTCGCTGTCCCCAAGTTACATTCTCCGAAATAGAACGGCTCTCCTCCTGTGCCAGACTGGACATAATGGTGATCAGCAGCTCGCCCTTGGAATCCAGCGTATAGATGTTTTCTTTCTCAAAAAACACCTCCACGCCTTTTTCTTTCAGCTTTCGCACAGTTGTTAAAGAATCTACGGTGTTTCGTGCAAACCGGCTGACTGATTTGGTGACAATCAAATCGATTTTGCCATCCAGAGCATCTGCCACCATGCGATTAAAGCCGTCCCGATGTTTGGTATTCAGGGCAGAAATGCCCTCATCGGTATAGACTGCAACAAACTCCCAGTCTGCCCGTTCCTGAATGTACTTGGTGTAGCGATCTACCTGTGCAGCATAAGAGGTCTGCTGTTCCTCGGAATCCGTGGAAACTCTGGCATAGGCTGCCACTCTGCGTTTCTGCACCTTGGTTTCCGGCAAATGCGTTATGGGATGAAACTTTGCCGGTATTTTTAAGACTGTCGCCATTTTTTCTGCCTCGCTTTCTCTCGCATTTCCGCTGTCCAGCTTTCCGAACGGGAACGGTCTTTCCAAGATACGATTTGTTCCGTCCGAAAAGCAGAATTGCAGTTCATTGGGTGCAGGAATCTGAATCTGTTCAATTCGTTCCGCAAATTGTTCCGCATCAAATTCCGATATTTCCAAAACATCACAGCAGGCAGAGAGCAGCGTATTTTCCGGAATTTGTTTTGCTGTTGGACAGTATTTTTTCCCTTTGGTGTTGTAAGTGGAACAAATCCAGACCACACCGGTCACTGTCGTTTTTCTGCGGTAATATTTGCCGCAGCAGGCACACCGTATTTTCTGCGTAAATGGATATCGGTTTGTGGTACAGGAACCGGCATATTTTTTCTGCCGTTCCGCCATTTGTTTCTGCACTGCATCAAACTGTTCCTGCGAAATGATGGCTTCATGCGAACCGGCAACAAAATACTGCGGAAGCTGTCCGATGTTAGCCACCTTTTTCTTGGTAATGTGATTTTCCCGAAAACTTTTTTGCAGCAGCAAATTTCCGGTGTACTTTTCATTGCGGAGTGTTCGCCTTACGTCCTCTGTCGTCCATGCACAGCCACGCACCGTGCATATCTGCTGTTCGTTCAGTTTCTTGGCAATTGCCAGCTTACCCATGCCAGACAGATAATATAGAAAAATCATTCTGACGATTTCTGCCTCCTCCGGTACGATTTCCAGTTTTCCGGACTTGGTTCGCCGATAACCCAGCATTCGCATACTCCCGACTTTTCCCTGTTCAAAGTCCTTTCGCATCTGCCACTTTTTGTTCTCACTGGCAGAATAGCTTTCCTCCTGTGCATAGGATGCCAGAATGGAAAGCATCAGTTCGCCGTCAGAACTCATGGAATGAATCCGCTGTTCCTCGAAATAGACATCAACGCCCAGTGTTTTCAGTTCCCGTACCGTTTCCAGCAGGGTGACCGTGTTTCGTGCAAAACGGGAAATGGACTTTGTCAGAATCAAGTCGATTTCTCCCCGCCGGCACCGGTTCAGCAGCTTTTGAAATTCCGCCCGATTTTCCTTTGTTCCCGTCAATGCCTCATCTGCATAAACACCGCAGAACAGCCACTCCGGATTGCTCTGGATCAGCTGATTGTAATAGCTGACCTGTGCTGACAGAGAATGGAGCATGGCATCCTTTCCGCTGGACACTCTGGCATAGGCTGCCGTCCGTTTCAACAGGAATGGCTTTTTCTGTGGAAATGCAACTTTTTGTATCACTCGTGCCGTGATAATCTCCCCCTTTCCGATGACATATTACCGTACGATCGGGCAGGAGTCAAGGAATATACTGCACAAAGATATGCCGGAACGTTCGGCAATTATGGTGTTGATTTTTTGGAATTCCTCCGGCGTGACCAATCCAGCATGCATCCAGCTTTTCAAAATCGAAACTGTGGTTTGATACGTAATGATCTTATGGTAATGTTCTTTTTCCATGAGCCATTTCCTTTCTGTACTTCCCATAGCAAAGACGGGAACAATATTTTCGGTGCGAACTGGGATAGGCAAAAAACGGCTCTTTGCAGATAGGGCAGAGCTGCTGTAATTTGCCGTCCCCCGATACAGCATGATGATTCCACCAAGTGTTGTGGCATTGTGTGGAACAGAATCGTTTCGGCTTTCGGTACGGTGTCTGCACAACAGAACGCCCACACTGCGGACAGTGTGGGCAGGATTCGCTTCCCCTCTGCCGTTTGCAGAAAGAAGCCACAGTGTTAACAGACAGCCCTAATTGGACTGCGATTTTCTTGTAGCCCAGACCGCTGCTGTGCAGTTGTCGGATCTGGTCTTTTTGTTCTGCATTCATCCAATCACCCCAAAATTATCCCAAGAAACATAACCAGTCACATACTGTCCCACCGGTGTTTTTCCGCAGAACTCCGGCTTTGTGGTGATCCGATAACGACCGTTCTTGCAGGCAATGCCGTCATAGAGATAGTAAGTGCCGCTGATTCTTCTGGTTACAGATGTAGTTTCTGCACTGGCGAACAGTGGCGTGTTGGCACGAATAGTAACCTTCTGCCCCTTGGTGAACTTGCCGCCATTGGTGTAGACCGCATTTCCGTTGGCATCAAATACAGAATATCCGACCTTGCAAGCTTTTTTCGCATTTTCTAAGGAAGAATATGCCCCCAGCTGCGACTTTGCATCTGCCAAAGACTTTCTCACTCGGTAAAGCTGCTTTGTTGCAGGAATAGGTGTTGTGGATGCAGAACCTGCATTTAAATAAGACTGTACCTTTTTCTTGAACTCCGCCCAATGGGGCAAGATATACGCCGGACACATCTTGTACCGATTGTACATGGTGTTCAACTGGTCGATCGTTCCATTTCGTCCGTCACGAACATTGAGCCAGTGGGTATGCGTGTAGAGATGATTGATGTCCAATCCATATTGTTTCAGAAGTGCTGCGGCAAGTTTCGCACAGTTGTCCTCCGACTTCTTATCCGTAGAATTGTACGCAGAGGGCATAATACACTCGATGGCAATGGTTCTTCTGTTGCCGTTTCCAGAGCCATCAGCAGCGTGCCAGCCGCTCAGGCTGTGAGGCAGATTCTGCCATGCACAGATATTGTCAACATAATAGTGGACACGCACGTCCTTCATATTGTTATTGACGGTTGCCCTTGTGTACTGTTCCGCAGGGGTCGTTCCGCTTGCTACTGTGATCCAGTCTGTATTGTGGACGGTCACACCGATGATTTTTCCTGCCATGGAAACAGAAGGCATATCAATGCGGTTGGGATTATGTTTTGTGAGTAAATACTCGTTGATTTTTACTCCGTTCAGAGTCGTTGTTGCATCTGGTCTTAAAATCGCCATATTACTTATCCTCCTTGTCGGTTGTTTCTTCTGTTCTGCCGATTTTCGTTTGCAGAACATCAATTGCTTTTTTGATTGCAGGCGGATATGGGATTCCCATTAAACTTGTATTTTCCACGATGGAAAGCAGTTCGTTCAGGCAAAAGCTGATGCAGACTGCATCCCGGATGTAGTTGGTATTCAGCAGAATATCCATCCGAACTGCAACGACGATCAGCATCAAGGTGCAAACCTTTTTTGCCAGACCGAACCAGCCAGCTTTGGAAGAAAGTCCGCCGCTTTCCGTGTGTTTGGATTTTTTCATCATAGCGGTGATGATGCCGGTGAAAAAGCCGATTGCCATAAAGACGACTAGTGTCACCAGAGCGGAGTCCCAGCCGCCAAAAATGGCAGTAAAAAAGCCGCCGACCAAGCCGACAGCCACGCAAATGGTATCTTTCATCATATTTTTAGTCCTCCAGTACTTTCAGGAATCGGATTTTCGGATGAGAATTGTTGCTTCTGCCCACCCAGGCAAGATAGTATTCGCCGTCAGAAATGCCAGTGCATTCTGTGATGGTGGTGATAAAGGTTTCCGACTGCAGCCATTGGAAATCCAGAGAAACCGCACGATTTGCATCGATCTCTGTATTCACATACACGCCAATGGGAATGTCAATTTTCTGCGGCTTTTGCACCAGATACAGGCTTCCAGCTTCACTCGAACCCGACTGATAGGACATCACGATTTCCGCATTTTTCATCAGGGACAGGGGTTTTGTACAAACGGTCAAGACTGACTTATCCCAGTTAAAACACTCCTGCGAATAGGACAGCACAAAATCATTTGCTGCACTGCAAAACTGCGGATAAGCAGTCAGGAAATCCGCCATTGTCTGATACCTGCCATCCAGAATCATGCTGAGATTTGATGCATAGGTCGAAACGGCATCCTGTCCGGACTGAAACAGAATGGTGTAATTTCTGCCGCTTGTTAGGTTATCGATTTGCTTTTGCAGGCTCTCCAGAGTACGTTCTGTCTTTTCCGAATAGACTGTAACCTTTGTACTAAGTCCGTTGATTTGTGTGCCAAAAGCATCCCATTGTGCGATTTTAGCGGCAGTGATTTGATCCAATGCGGATTGATTTTCGTGGGTATGCGATTTATCTTCCAGATGAGTGATGGAAAGAGTGTGCTCCTGCAAGGTATACGTCAGACTGTCAGACAATTCCTGCACTTTTTCATCTACATAAGTAACCTTGGCATAAGGTGTAAAATCTACGGCTGCACCCTCTGTCAATGTCACTGTAGTTGTACCATTTTTATCTGTAATGGTGATTGTGATAACACTGCCATCCTTCACAACATTCGCAATCGGGGAAAAGCCGTCTTTACCGGCTACGCCAGCATCTCCCTTTTCACCTTTTTCTCCGGGAACGCCCTGCAGCCCTCTATCTCCGGGATCACCTTTTTCGCCCTTTGAACCTTGTTCTCCCTGCTGACCCGTTTCACCCTTTTCGCCTCGCTCGCCCTGCAATCCGGTGTCACCCTTTTCACCACGCTCACCAGCATCACCTTTTTCACCTTTCAAGGATAAAAGCCATTTGTCTTCGGAATCTTCGTAGCCATGCTCCACTGCAATTGCGTATGCTGACTTTCCCTCCGCACCATCTTGACCGGGATTTCCTTTGGCTCCTGTATTGCCTTTATCACCTTTATCGCCTTTATCGCCTTTCAAGGAAGAGAGCCAGTCTGATTCAGAGCCTTGATAACCTTGTTCTACTGCAATTTGATATGCAGATTTACCGTCTG